TAATTCCTTTTCATAAATATAATTGTTGGGTAATACCGATGTATCACCCATCTTATATTAACAGAGTGAAAGACCCAAAACTTCAAATGGTTTTTGAAAATGATCTGCAATATGCAGCATCTTGTTTGAACTTAGAAAGACCTGTTCAAATTGATTACGATTCAAAAGTCAAAAAATTGACAAACTTTTCTGAAGTCATGGAGGAATTAGACAAATTAAACAAAGCAGAAACAATGTTCTTTGATTATGAAACTTCAAGTTTAAATCCGTACAATGGAAATCAAAAAATTTGGTCTGTTTCATTTGCAACAAATTCTGAAGAGGCTTTCGCTTTCCCCCTACATTATCCTGGTGCTTGGGGGGAAGTGGAACTATTTGCAATTGAAAAGATGTGGCAAGCTGTTTTAGAAAATCCAGAAGTTAAAAAATCTGCTCACCATTTGAAGTTTGAAGACAAATGGGGAAGAGGTGTTTTAAAAACAAAAACTCAAGGGTGGGAATGGTGTACTATGACTACCCAACATATCTTAGATGACAGACCTGAAACGACTGGATTAAAATTTCAGGTATTTGCCAGATACGGAATTTTAGATTATGAAAAAGATGTTCAAAAATACCTTCAAGAAACCGATGAAAATGGATGGAATTTATTTTCAAAATGCCCACTTCCAAAACTCCTTCAATACGGAGGACTTGATTCATTGTTCGGATACCAATTGTTGGAAGCTCAAAAAGCCGAAATCAAACAGAAAAAAGTATTACAAAAAGGAAACTCTTTATTCCTTGAAGGATTACAAACATTATGTGATATTGAAGAAAATGGAATTGGAGCCAATCAAGAATACTATAAACAAGAGTATGAAAACCTTTCCAATAAAATCAAATCTATTGAACTATTACTTTATAAATGTCCAGAAGCTGCGATTTTCAAGAATCATACCGGGCACCAACTTAATTTAAAATCTACAAAAGATTTAAACCTACTTTTGTATGATCTACTGAATTTAAGTCCAACAAAACTCACAGACAAAGGTAAGAATTCCGTTGATTTTGAATCATTAAATCTAATCCAAACAGATTTTACACGAAATTTAATCGTTTATAGAAAGCTCTTAAAAACAAGAGATACTTACTTAGCTCAATTTTTAAGAGAGATTTGTCCAGATGGAAGAATTCACCCAACATTTAATTTACATTTTGCAAGGACTTTCCGCAGTAGTTCTAACAATCCAAATTTTCAGAACATTCCAATAAGAGATAGCGAAGCAAAAAAGTCTTGTCGAATGGGTTTGATACCAAGCAAAGGGAATCAAATTGCAGAAATAGATTTTGCTTCATTAGAAGTCAGAATTATGACTTGTCATACTAATGATCCTGTATTGATGAATTATATTTATGACCAAACTACTGATATGCACCGGGATCAAGCAATTGATATTTTGCAATTGCCTGCAAGTGAGATAACAAAAGAGTTGAGATTTCACACGAAAAATTCAATTGTGTTTGCTTTCTTTTATGGCTCTTGGTATAAACCTTGTGCTGAAGGTTTTTGGAAAGCAATTAAAGATTTGAAGACTAAGAGTGAAATTGATATTTACCAACATTTAAAAAGCAAAGGATTGGATTATTATAAAGTAGGTAATCCATTAGAACCAGCAAGTCCATTTGAACAACATTTACAACAAATTGAAACTAAGTTTTGGGCAAAATACAAAGTAACAAAAGAGTGGACAGAATACGAAGAAAACTTTTATTTAAGACATGGATATGTTGAATTAAAAACAGGTTTTAGAAGAGGAGGATATTTAAGACGAAATCAGATTACAAATACACCAGTTCAAGGAAGTGCTTTTCATTGTTTACTTTGGTCTGTTATTGAACTAAATAAAGAACTAAAGAAGAAAAATTTGAAATCTAAAATTATAGGGCAAATTCACGATAGTATTGTTTTGGATGTTTTCCCGCCGGAAGCTCAAGAAATTACAATTTTAGCAAGAGAAATAATGACCGTTAGACTTAGGGAAACCTGGAACTGGATAACAGTTCCCTTGGATATTGAAATTGAAATGACTCCTATTGATGGGGCATGGTTAGAAAAAGACGAATACAAGGAGGACTAAATGGGGCGCAAGAAAAAAGGAGATCTATCACCTAAGAAAATTCGAGTAAGTTATACAATTAAACCAGAATTAAACGATGAAATAATAGCCCTTGCTGATAAACATAGTCAATCAGTATCAAGCGTATTTGAAGAAGCTATTGAATACTTTTTGCAAGCAGTTAAACAAAAAGAGTTGGAAAAAGCAGAGAAAGTAATAGAAATTGTAATAGAAGAAAAAGAGGCAGAAAAAGTAATTGAAGTTCCTAAGCAGTCCAAATTAAAAAGGAGACCTAAAAATGAATGAAACAGTCATTGTACTTGTAGTAATAGCTGTTGTGTTTATGGTGTTTAGAGAAGTTTGGTGTTGGTATTGGAAAATAAATGAAGTTTTATCAGAGTTCAAAAAAGCTAATTTAAAATTGGAGAGAATTTATGACAAACTTGCCTCTGCACACCAAGTATAGACCATCCAATTTTGATACTTTTATTGGAAATGATAGTTTAGTTAGTTCTTTAATTTCTATCTTGACACGAAAAGAGGGACAACCAAGAACATTTCTATTTCAAGGTCCAAGTGGTTGCGGTAAGACCACGATTGCCAGAATTATGAAAAGTTATTTGGAATGTTCCGATGAAGATTTTCACGAGTATAATGCAGCAAATACAAGGGGAATAGATACAATAAGAGAAATCAGATCAACTGCCGAATACAAACCGTGGTTAGGAAAAGTTAAAATTTATTTATTAGATGAGTGCGCAAAATTAACTTCAGATGCCCAGACAGCCGTATTAAAACTCCTGGAAGATACTCCTGAACACGTTCGATTTGTATTATGTACAACTGATCCTGAAAAACTTTTAAAGACAATCAGAACAAGATGTACTACATTTCAAGTTTCTTCTTTACCAAAAAGATTGATTGTTAAACTTTTGAGAGGAGTTTGTCAAAATGAAGGGATTACCATAAATACAGGTTTTGAAAAAGTTCTTGAAGAAATTGCAAGAGTAAGCGAAGGATTGCCACGAAAAGCATTGGTTTTGTTAGATCAAGTAATAGATTTAAACGATGAAGATGCTTTGAAAGCAATCGAAAAAATTACGCTAAACGAATCAACCACGATTGAATTATGCAGATTGTTAATAGAAAACATTCCTAATAAGTGGAATCAAATGGCAGTAATGTTAAAAGCACTTGATGAGGAACCTGAATCTGTTAGATATGCTATTCTGGGGTATTTGGCTACTGTTTTATTAAACAAAGGCGACATTAAAATTGCTCAATTAATCTCAATTTTTTCAGAATCTTTCATGTATTCCGGAAGAGCAGGATTGATCGCAGCTTGCTTTTTATCATGTCAGGAGTAAACTTGATGCTCATCTATTTAGTCAACAAACCGAGTAAAGCTGCTTGCAAGTCTTTATGGGACTTGAAAGCTAACAGACTATTTTCTTATTATTCAATCATCACAAAAGATTGCGCGTATGGGGAAAAAGAAAGATTTAATGAGTTATTAGCGTTAATTATTTCAGAAAAAAACAAAAAACATGGTATAATTAGACAAGAAATCAAAAAAGGAGATAAACAATGAGTGATTTTAAAGAAAACATTACGATTGACAAGTACTCACTTGACCTTGAATTTGAAAAACATCCAATGCTCTATCACGAATATGCAATGGATATGATTACTGCAGAGGATGAAAAGGATAGAGCAAAAGACCAATTGGAATTGCTCAGAGCAGAACTTGATGTTGCAATTAGAAATAATCCAAAAGCGTTTCAAATGGAAAAAGTGACGGAAGCTGCAATCAATTCAACAATCATTCAAACGGAAAGATTTAAAACAGCGCAAGAGTATTACAACTCTTGTGTGAGTAGTGTCAGGATTTTGAAAGTTGCAGTTGAATCTATCAATCAAAAGAAGGTAGCTTTAGAAAATTTAGTCAAACTTTACTTAGGTGAATATTTTTCAAAGGAGGTACCACCGGAGATTAAAGAAACTATTTCAGAACATGTAGCTAATTTTATTCATGACGATCTTAACAAAACATCCTCAAGGTTACGGCGTAATGCTTCCTGATTTACTAAAGGGAATTCTGATACTTTTTGGAATTATGTTTTTTGCCTACACAATTCCACGATTAATTACTTATGCAATTTGTTCTTCGATTTATGAAACCAAATTGAAGAACATGGAATCAACAATTAAAAAATGGAGGGAATTAAATGAAACTAAGTGAAATGAAAGCAAAGATGCATGATGAATTGAACAAACGAATTCAAGAATCTTATGATAATCGTCAAGCTACGGGAAAATTCAAAAGTATTTTTAATGAGGAAATGCAAATTCCTATCTGGAAAATTGGTGTTGGTGAACATCTAATCGACATTATCCCTTACATGATTGGAGAAGGAAATCCAAATCCTAAACGAAAACTAGGAGAGATAGGAGATTATCTCAATTTATTTGTTCATAATGGAGTGGGTGTAAATGAAAATCAGTATATTTGTCTTGCCAGATGTTATAGCAAACCATGTCCAGTTTGTGAACTTCGTTTAAAACTGCAAAAAGAAGGGGAAGATCCTGATTCATTAAAAAGTTTTAACCCCACTCGCAGATGTGTTTACAATGTTATAGTGTACGATGATGGTAAAGAAGAAGCAAAGGGAGTTCAAGTTATGATTGTTGCATATTATTTCATGC